TTTCTAGGTGTCCACTTCTCTAAACATTCATCAATGCATTCAATAAATCTTTCTGACATTCTTCTTGCTGACATATTAGATTCATCACCTAATACCCATTCTCTACCATCTGCTCCCATTTGTTCTCGATCTTCTGGAGCTATATCATACCAATACTTAATAGCCTTAGCTGCATCATTGAAATCAGCTCGATCATCAAATATAAAAGGTGTTACCGGCGATCCTGCTAATGATCTATTGGTAGGGAAAATTGGTTTAGACCATCTTCCATGGAATGTATAAGTACCAGCATGATTGGTTGGAAACTCTGTTGAGAATTCAATCCATTTACCATCATCATCTGCAAACCTACATCCGTCCTGCAATCCACCTGTTACATTATTAATAATAGGTGTACCTGCATGTAATGATTCACACCAGGAAATACCAAATCCTTCATTGGATGCCATATTGATAGTTACATCAGCGATATTGTACATGAAATTCATCATTTTAGTATCTACAGGCTTATCACTAAAGATAACTTTATATTTAGGACAAACAGCTGTTTTAACTGCATATAAATCCGTACCATTCTGATCAATAGGCTGAGTATGCATGAGTAATGCACATCGCTCTGCTTTATCTTTAGGAAGCATCTCACAGAAATTATTAAATGCTAATATTACATCACCTGGATGCTTTCTGTGGATATTACGGTTATTCCAAAATACAACAAAATCAACATCATTCGTTTTTTGAAATTCTTCCTTGAATTTGCTGTATTCATCATAATCATCCTTCAATGGAGTAATTGGATAGAATTTTGTTTCATTAACTCCATGCGGTACCCATTGCACTGCCCAATCCGGTTTCGGGAACTTTTGCAATACATTTTTTACGATGTTTTGTGTTTGCCGTGATATATTCATTAACAAATCACATGATTCATAGAACGGCTCATTCCAGGTTGGATATGGCAGGTCGTCCCATATATTGTAATACATCAAAGGTATCTGTTGACGTATTTCATGTTCTATCTGATATAACCACTGCCAAAATCTAGGATCCGTAAAATGCAATATTGCATCTGGCTTTTCCATAGCTATGATTTGTTTTAATATATTAGCATCTCCATATCCATCTACTGGATATATTTTTACACTAGCATCTTCAACTCCTGATTCTTTTCTTGCATCATCAGAAATATCAAATACCTTGCCTTTATCAGGATGCTTGATAGCTGCTCCTAATTGTACCCAATCATACTCTTTACAAGTACCGATTACAAATTCACGTGACATTGTTGCAATGCCAGAATGCATTCGTAAATCATCGGATAGTAAAAGTATTTTCTTTTTCTTGGGCTTGTTAGGATCTATCTTCCTCAGCCGAGGTAACTTTATTGCACTCATATAACTCCTTGAACTATTTAATATAAATATACATTAGAGACAGTTAGTCATCTTTTTTCTTAGAAAAAATGTAAGTATCAATTGGCCAGAACACTATCGCTCCTACAAATTGAAATCCTATAACTGTTGCCCAATGTGGCCATTGCAAAACATCTGTAAATAAATAAAGGCAAGGAGTTGTAATAAAGAACCCTGCTTGCCATTTTGCCATATACTTGCCAAATGTCTTTGTGAAATAACTTTTTAATGTTTTCATGTTATAATTACTACTGGTTTATCTAATTTTTTTGCTGCTTTAACTGCACTTTCTGTTCCATTGGCCTTTACTCTTGCTGGTACCAATGCTATCATTCGATCGCATGCTTTTGCTATTAGCATATTTCTATGATGAAATTGCGATACATGATATGGCTTTCCATAATAAGAATCTGGCATTGCTGAATATAGATTGCGTGATGTATGTGCTGGATTGTATTCTTGATACTTTAATCCAAACTCAATTGCATATTTTTTTACATACTTATCAGCACCATCCTTAGCACCTCCACTAATGATTATTACTTCATTGCCAAATTTACGTTTGAGAGATGTTAGTATGTCCTTAATCTTACGAGTATTGCTATATTCTCTCGATCCGATTATTGCTACTTTCATTCTCGTATTCTTTTAGCTTTCGGACATAAATCTTCATTGCCTGCAAATTCACAATATTTACAATGTTTTAATCCTTTACCTCCAACTGCTGGATATTCCTTATCTAACTTATAAGAACCATCCTTATTGAAAGAGGATTCGATAAATTGAAACAAATCTCTATTTAATTTATTACGAGTTGGCTTACCACTCGCCGGCCGGAACTGCTGCACTCTCTTCTGTGGAAACATTGCTCCTTCGACTAGCTGACGTTTAACTATAAAATATTCAATATGAATTTTATTAGGATCAACATCAAATTGCTTGGCATAGAACTCTTTATATAATACCAACTGCTGAGCTTTTAGTTTATCAGCCTTCTGATACTTATTCCATCCCATTGTACTGGTCTTGATATCCATTATGACAATTTCATCGGTAACGGTATTACGTAATACTACATCTAAAAAGCCAATCATCATAATATGAGAATGCTCTTCTGATACCGGATGGCATATCGGAACTTCAATTCCAACTAGCTCCCAATTCTTATTAGTAAAATAAGCAGAACGTTTTCGTTTTATCCAATCTAAGATTTCAGTACCATGAGTATAAAACTCACCCATCTGATCTTTAGTTGTAAAATGCTCTACACCATTATCTAATGACTTTTTATATTCGGCCTTCATTGCATCGGACAGCATGGTATGTAATGGTAGCTGGTCTGCTGCTTTGATTGATTCCGTATACATAACAGTTAAGTAAGTCTGCAATGTCTCATGAAATGCAGTTCCAAATAAAGTATGAATACTTTGCTGGAAAGTTCTTAATCCTTTTGCATATGCCAATTCCCAAGACTTAGGACATTTAGCATACATTGCATATTGAGAATAAGATATCTTTCGTTCCTCCTTCTTTGGTTCTCGCAATGAGAATTTTATAAGAGGACTAATATAATTAGATTCTTTCATACTTAAATATAAGAAAAATTATTGTAATTTACAAATTACTTTTTCCATAAACCACGCTCTACCAATTGAGCAATGATACCATAATTTGTAATATCCTGATAGGTATCTACTAATGATTCATTATTTGCTTCACGTTTATTTACTAGCAAATTTTTCCATCGGTTTACTTTATCATTCAACCTAAAGAACAAACCTGATATAGCAAATTCTTTTTCATCTGGTGTTTCAAGATTAGTACCTTGAGAGATATTTCCCATGCCATAATCCAAATGCTTCTTACAAAACAATTCGAATTGTTCATCCATGATTTGCTTATATCCATTATATATAGTTGGGTATTCTATTTTCATTACGGATTGAGCACTATCAATGGGACTCATCCGAGGTATTTCATCATCAGGATAAAATTCACGCATTTGTTCTCGCTGAATTGATATTGGCTTTGTATCTCTGTTTCTTGTCATTTTGGTTTCTTTAATAATCGTTTAATGTCAGCATCATCATTACCATATCTTTTTAATTCAGATATCAATTCTTCCTTAGGTAATAATTCTAAATAATCAGATGCTTCTTGTTTATTCACCCAAAAGCGGTTGCATATGAACTTCACTAACTCTGGCTGATACTTGTTAACCTTCTTACCTTTAATATACTTAGAAAAAGTCTTTCGCTTAGGTAACAGTTCATAATACAATTGATATACCTGCTTCTTATCTAGCAAGCCAATAGTATATTGTTGCAGCATATCAACTAACTCAATATAATCAGGATTCATTGATAGCCAGCGATTAATAATGTATGGAGCAAATGATTTCTGATCTACTTCGGATAACGAATCCCAAGAGACTTTCTTATGAGTTAAATTAGCAAGATGGTCAAAGATAGTTAATGCTTTCTTACTCATCTTTGTTTTGAGTTAATATTTCAAATTTAGAATCAAATGCAGATTTTGACCATTTGCAGCTCCTAATCCCATTATTTATTAGATAATATACAGGACATTTTACATCACTAATCAATTCTTCCGTATATTCGTAATCCATAACAGAAGTATATTTGCCTCGTAATGGGTCGTGATATCCCTCACCAGGTAAGAATTCGGGGTTGTTAAGTAACTTTAATATTGTTTTATCATTTAAAATACCTAACCCACATCTAACCTTACATTTCTTTTTACTCATCTTTGTTTTAAGTTAAATAAATAGCATTTGAATAATTACAAAAAATTACGCCAGATCTGAATCCTTAGGTAAAAACTCTGAATTGATATGTCCACAATCATCACAACGGAAAACTGGAATAGGAACAATCTGTTCTTTACCAGTCGGTGAGATTATTGCTGACAGCCTTTTGAACATTTGAACCGAACGAAAGATCTTTCCTCCACATTCTTCACAACAAATATCTTTAAGATCGCTTGCATTGATCTTTAGTCCAGGCTCTTGCCTTCCTAAATTTAAATCGATTTCTTTTCCCATAACTTATTTTATTTCTGTTAACAGTTTTACCATCATCGCCATAACATGCAATTCTTTATCAACTGCAAACGAATCTTGATATTGAGCCTCTGCAAGTATTAATATGCAACTTGCTACATGGCCTTTAGCATAATTATCTATCTCATCAAAAAGAAAGCGATATAATGCCGTAAAGTCTCTTACTTTACTATCATTAATTAGTTGACGGATCTGCTTGAAACATTCTTTTTTATCAGACTCATTGTTTATAATATCAAGCAGCTTAGTCATATAATTTGCTTGTACAATACTATGATCATCTAGCTTAAGCAATCCATCAACTGTATGACTCTGGCACGTATTAAGTATTCTACGTATATCTGGATATCCATTATTAACGACCGTAACAATATCTTTGTTATCAAACACAACTTCTCTTTCTTGCAAGATAGATACTACTCGCTTAGCTACATCTGATTTAGATGGTGGTTCTATCCCAAATACCTGACAACGAGATTGTATTGGATCGATAATCTTTTCAACATAATTACAAGTTAAAATAAATCTTGTAGTCTTTGAAAAGGTCTCCATTAGATTACGAAGAGCTGCTTGAGCATTGGCAGTTAGATAATCTGCCTCATCCAATATACAAATCTTCCATCTACGGAATCCAATAGTACTAGCAAAATTCTTTATCTTCTCTCTTACTGTCTCTACATTGTTTTCGTCAGATGCATTGATATACATTACATCGGCATCCACGTTATTAGCAATAATTTTAGCTAATGTAGTTTTACCTGTACCAGCTTGACCATATAATAATAGATGAGGTACGTCACCGGATTCAATATAAACCTTAACCTTACCTACGATATGTTCATTTCCAACATATCCATCTAATGTACTAGGCCGATAAGCTTCGACCCAAAGACTATTTTCTACGTTTCCAAACATATATTATTAGTTACCTGATGAACCAAATCCTCCATCACCTCTTTCCGAATCAGATAGTTCTGATACTTCTTCGAGTTCAATTTGCGGATATGGCATAATAATTAATTGTCCTATTCTCTCTCCTTCCTGATATTTACGTATCATTGGATAGTTCATATCCTTTGGAAATCGATATCTAAATTTAATTTCACCGCGATAGCCGGAGTCTATAACTCCTACACAATTTGTTAATGCTAAATCTGTCTTGCTAACAGAACTTCTTGGAAACATTAATCCTACATAACCTTCTGGCACCTCGATTGCGATTCCAGTAAAGTATTCAATGTAATTGTGATTTGCATTAAACTCCATAGCTACTGCAGTGAAATCTAGTCCAGCATCACCATCCTTAGCATATTTAGGTATAACTGCTTTTGGATGTAATTTTTTAATTGCTACTTTCATGATGGCTGTAGCTGAACTAGATAATATGTACTTGCAAATCCATCACCTTTGAAAGTTACTCTTGCAAGTCCAGCACCAGATACTTCCAAACAACCTTCTGTAGCATCTTTATTAGCTGTCAAGATTTCTTTGAATAGATTTGCATTAAAACAAACATT